AGGAGAAGAGAGACGGCAGCGGGTGGTCTTCTGTATATCGTCTTCGATTTTTGCTAGGGGGGGTAAAATTGCCTGGATCTGGGCTTCACCACCGTCATCACCGCTTCGTCACCGCGCTGAAAGCCAGTAGCAGCAAGGGTTGTAGAAACTCTTGGAGAGATGGAGAGATAGATTTGAAAAAAATAATTTCGGGCCAACCTGTGAGTGGGGGAAAGCGCTCGCATCCCTTTGCCACTTTGGGATTGCGCGATCTGATGGGGGGACAGCAAGAAATAAACTTTGCCCGATGTTGCTCTCCATGTCTCCACACACACAACCCATCGTATTCTTGTGGCATGGATCTCAAACGTCGCGGCAGGAACAAGCCTTGGATGGCAGCGAGCAAGGGCAGGGCGGACCGCAAGCCCGAAGACGGTTCGCTGAAGAAGAGCTTTGGTGGATCGGCTGCGCAGTCCAACCCGTTGTACCGGACGGCTGAGTGGCTGGCGACTAGGGATGCGGTTCTGTTCCGCGATCCTCTTTGCGTGTGGTGCCTGTGCTGCGGCATCGCCACGGAATCCACCGATGCCGACCACATCATCCCAGCAACTTCCTTCACCGCTCGTGGTGAGTTCTTCGATCAAGAGAACATCGTAGGGAGTTGCCGCTCTTGCAACAGCCGCCGAGCCAGCTACAGCGCCAAGGGCATTTACTTTGAAACTCAAAAGGAGTGGGAGGACTTCCTGCGCCGAAAGCATTTTAGAAAAACCTCTCGCACATGAGCATGCGCACCCTTCTGTCCGAAGTAAGGACAGCACTTACTGGTTACTCGGGTCTGACCGATCTGATCCCCGCGAGCAAAATAACCTTTGCCCTCCGGCCCCAGCGAGACAAACTCCCTGGACTCATTTACGAGATCGGAGTTGTCGACTACGACGAGACTGTCCAAAGCTTTGCAGCCGCCACCACCTACCGAGTGGACATCACCGCCTATGGTCGCAGCGCGGACGAGACCACAAACATCCACGATCAGATCAAGCTCGCTCTTTTGGCAGCCGACAGCTCAACGTTCCGAATCAGAATCCTCGATGAGCGCTATGTGGTGGATGTGGACAACAACCACATGTGCCAGGTACAAGCGACGTGGCAATTGAACAGCGGAATCAGCAACAACCAGACCACCCTGATCAGCCCGGCACTCCAGGGCTACGATCATATGAAGATCGAATACAACCACAGAGTGGAGAACGGGACAAAGACAATTCTGGACACGAAGAAGCAGAATTACTTTTTGGATTTCAGCACAGGTCAAGGCCAAGGCAATCATGGCGTTATCTTCCCAAGCGCCAAAGACAACGAAGGCAAGATCTACACCATCATTGCAGGTGTCAATGTAGACAACAACACAATCCTTCAACTCCGAACCAATGGCGACGACACGATTGAGGACGCGAGTTATTATGACATGTCTCGCGCTCACTCTTGCGCCACCCTTGTTGCAGTCAGAACAACTGCGAATACTGATCCTGATTTAGATGAGTACGGATGGCGCATTGTGTCTTACCATGGATTGCACGACTGATGAGTAAGAGCGAAGTATTGGAGAAGATGAGACTGGAGGCAGCTAAAGCCCAGCAGTCCAAAGAAGCAGACCAGGTGAAGTCTGCCCTGCACAGCATTGGCAAAGGAGAGATGGAGCCCATCTTCCAGCTTGACGATGACGGCCAGAGGTTGTTCGGCATCGTGGTGGACTACCTTGACGATCGAGGCCTGATCGAATCTGTTGACGTGATCACAATCACCATGCTAGCAAAGAGCTTGGCCCTGTACATCGCTGTGGCCAGGCACGTCCATGGCTTCGGTGACGTGATCCAAGTCTACCCCAATGGAAGTAGCAACGTGAGCGGAGCATTCACCGCACTTTCCAAAGCACAGGATCAAGTGTTGAAGCTCAGCGCGAAACTCGGCCTGAGCCCCATGGATCGCTCTCGGATCCTGGGCGCAGCATCCAACGCTATGGCCGCAAAAGGAAAGTCCCAAGAGGGCGATGACATTGACGACTTGATGTAAATGAGCGGACCGGACGTCACGGCACTAGACCGAATGTGGGACTACGTGGACGACGTGGTCAGCGAGAAGATCGTCACGGGACACTACGTGAAGCGAGCTTGCCTACGCTTTCTTTCCGATCTGGAGCGCGAAGACTGGCAGTGGAAGTTTGACATAATAAAAGCCGCTAGGTACGTCAACTTCATAGAACGCATATGCAAGCACACGCGAGGCGAGACGGCAGGGAAGAAGTTCATCCTGGCGCCATGGCAGGTTTTCTTCGTCGGTCAGATCTTTGGGTGGGTTGCTGTAGATGACGAAGCCAGGAGGAGGTTCACTACAGCACACCTCTTTGTTGCGCGTAAGAACGGTAAGTCACAATTGGCAGCGGCGATCGCTTTGGCTATGGCTGTGCTTGATGAGGACGGAGCTCCCCAGCTAGTTACTGCGGCAACCAAGCGTGACCAGGCCCGCGAAGTATTCGACGAGGTTTGCCGGTGCGTGAAGTCTAGTGCGCCCTTGAGCAAGCGGTTCAGTGTGCAGAGAGCGGAAGTGAAGACTCCGAAGAACGGCGTTATCAAGCCATTGAGTTCCGACGCAAACACCCTTGACGGTCTCAATCTGAATCTCGCTGTGGTGGACGAATTCCACGCGATGAAAAACGCTGACCTCTACCGCGTCCTGGCTTCGTCTATGGGTTCTCGTAAGTCACCACTGATGCTCGCGATCACCACCGCCGGGTTTGTAGCTGACGGCCCATGCGCCATGTTTATGAAAGCGGGCAAGGAAGTCCTAGACGGAAGGAAAGAGAATGACCGCCTGATGATCTTGCCATATGAAATTGATGAGGGGGATGCCTGGGATGATCCGGCAACTTGGGTGAAGTCCAACCCTAACCTGGACGTCTCTATCTCACGAGAGTATTTGGACACCCAATGCAAAAACGCAAAACTATACGGGAGTCGGTCGGTGACCGAATTTATGGTAAAGCACTTGAATGTATTCGTTGGTTCCAGCGCGGTCTGGATTCCAAACGACGACTGGATGGCGGAAGGCAACCTCCGCGAGGCTCACGTTACTCACGTCATCGACGAGAAAACGAACAAACCCGTCGCATATCTAGGTCTCGATTTGGCCGCCACTGATGACATCTCTGCTGTGGCCATATGCACAGGCAGCGAAGAGGAGGGGTGGGGTTTGTCTATGCACTACTTCCTCCCAGAGCGAGCGATCGAACGCAGGTTGGACAAGGATGAGAACACCATGTACTTGCAGTTCAAGGACATGCCCAACGTCCACGTCACCCCAGGCAACGTCACCGATTACAATGTGATCCGGAGGCTTATCAGCGGACACTACGTGATGGACGGCAAGGTGCAGTACGACAAAGACAACCTCAGTGAGAAGTACCTGATCAAAGGCGTGGCCTACGACAGGTGGAACTCCCTCAACTTAATCCGCGACCTGGAGGGTGACAATGTTCCATGCGACCCATATGGCCAAGGGTTCGCCTCAATGTCCTTCCCCTCCAAGGAATTTGAAAAGGCAGCGCTGAACGGCATGCTCTGTCACGGGGGTGACGAAGTCCTGGAGTGGATGATGAGCAACATATCCCTTCGCTACGACCCAAGCGGAAACATCAAACCCGACAAGGCGAAGAGCGGCGACAAGATCGACGGCGTGGTGGCTGCGGTGATGGCTATTGGTGAAGCTTTAACATTTGAAGAGGAAGGCCCAAGCAGCTTTGAGTTTTTCATGGGCGTGGTTGGTGTGTAATCTTATTATACTCACAACACCTCTTGTAAGTTTGCTGACAAACTCAGAGAGTGGAATCTAAGCCAAGCATCTTTCGTCGAGCTTTCGACACACTCTTCAAGCGAGCAACCTACCTTCCTGGCGTCAGCACCCTCCGCACTAACTACATCCGTTTGTATGGTGAGGGGTACCGCCACGGTAGCGATTCCTTGGAGATTGCCGCAGTGTACGCTTGCGTCAGTAAGATAGCTGACACAATCGCCAGTCTTGAAGCTTCGGTTATTCGAGTCGGGGAAAACGGTTCCCGCGATGTCATTAACCAACATCCCGTGCATGGCATGATCAGCCGTGAGCCGAACCAATACATTGGGGCTTACGAATTCTGGCAGATGATTGTCAGCGACGCACTGATCCATGGACGGGGCTACGCATATATCGCTCGCGACGAGATGCGTATGTATCACATCCCAGCGTCTATCATGACCTACGCGGTCGATCCAGACACAGGGATGAAGTATTACAGCTACGATGGCGCACCTGGGCCCATCAACGCTGACGACATGTTGGAGGTCTCGGCATTCCGAGGTCTGAACCCAACGCAGATTCAGTTGCAAAACCTGTCCACGGCAAAAGCTGTACAGGATTTTGGATCCAAGTTCTTTGAGAACGGAGGCATGATGGGAGGCATCTTGTCCACGAAGGAATACATGGACCCAGAGCAAATCAAGCAAGCCACCGAGATGTGGGAGCGTGAATATATGGGTCGCCACAACTCCCATAAGATCGCAATCCTAGGCGGTGGATTCCAGTACCAACCACTGAGTGTTCCTTTGGAGCAGTTGCAGTTCCTGCAAGTAAAGAAGTACACGACAGAAGAAATCGCAAGAATCTACCAGGTGCCTCCAGCCATGATTGGGTTGGAAGGCAACACAGCCTACAGCAACTATGAGCAACAAGTCCTCCAATTCCAACAAGGCACAATCCTCCCGTGGGTACGACGCATTGAAATGGAGGTTGAGCGAAAGTTGTTGCGGGACGACAAAAGGTTGCAGTGCTCGTTCAACGTCGACACGTTGTTGCGCGGCGACAGCAAGTCACGAGCCGACTACTACCACCAAGCCTTGCAAGACGGCGTCATGTCGATCAACGAGGTGCGCGCGAAGGAGGGACTTGGCCCGGTTGATGGAGGCGATTCTCACCACATCCAGGTCAACATGATCCCTCTCGATCGCATGCAGGATTACGCTGACTCAGTAACGAATACAAACAATGAGCGAGGAAACCAAGAAGCCTAAAGCGCCAAAGAAAGCCAGCAAGCCTGAAGCTAAGAACTTCACGCTTATGCTGATTGATAAAAGACACGGAACACCCAAGTCCGATTGTCGTTTTAATCACAAGGGAACAAAGGAGTCTTTGATTAAGAAAATCAAACCCTGGTGCCTGAAGCATCCACAACAATGCATCCGCGACATTCGTTTCGAAGAACTCTCTGAAGCGATTAGAGAAGGCAAGCCGTGGACGCAAAGATCAGGAAAGTTCTTTTTCACTTACAAACTCACGTCTGAGTAATGGCTGCATATTTTTTTGAGGTTTATAGCGGAAGGCCGTCAACTGACGGGGGCGTTATTGAGCCTCAGAAGAATGTTCAGCGAGCGGCAACAGTTCGGTTTCAGGTCAAGTCAGAATCAGGTCTCCCGCCTTCATTTGCCTTACAGTGCCTGAGGGAAATGAAGAAGCACCCTGTATTTAAGTATTACAAGATTGCCACCTCACATATAGTAGCGGGAATAACAGACATCAACAACCTTAGCGCAGGGGCTTACAGCCAGCGCATAGGCAAGCATGTTTACGGATACAGGATCGGAACAGGCACTGACAGCATTGAAGCTGAGAACAACGCGGTTTTCAAAAACTTCAAATAATGGCACAGACTTACGGAGGATACCCAGACTCAGCAAAGGCAGCCGCTCGGCGCGCCTTGCGCCACCGTGAGAAAAACGGTAGCAAGTGCGGGACCGCCGTTGGTTGGGAGCGAGCTAATCAGATTTCGTCTGGAGAAAAGCTTAGCCTGTCTACGATCAAAAGAACCTTCTCCTTTCTGTCTCGAGCAGAGACTTACAACCAAGGGAAGTTCACCGACGAGAACGGAAAAGAAATTTGTGGCAGCGTCATGTACGCAGCCTGGGGCGGCACCAGCATGCGCAGTTGGTGCAGCGGAATCATTAACAAGGTAGAAGGCCGCAGTGAAATCACTGGCGCGGTCAAGGAGGGTTTGCAAAAGAAGGTGGAAGACCACAACGAGAGCGTTGAATCCGCTACAAAGAAAACAAACCTCCGCACCCTGTCTACAGTATTCCGACGCGGAGTGGGAGCGTACAAGACGAACCCAGGCTCCGTTCGCCCAAACGTAAAGTCACCTGAGCAGTGGGCGTATGCTCGGGTCAACTCATATCTCTATGCCCTGAAAAATGAAAAATTCAGAAGCGGTAAACACGACACGGACTTGTTTCCTAAAGGTCACCCGCTCAGTAGTAAATAACCCGACATGGCAAACAACGTAGAAAAGCGTTACGTCCATTCCGACCTAGAGGTTCGTTCCGAGGAAGGTAAGCCCACAGTAATTGAGGGCTATGCCGCCGTCTTCGGTGACGAGACTGTGATCGGAGGGCAGTTCGCAGAGCGCGTTGCTCGCACTGCCTTTGACGGGGCGAACATGAGCAATACCGTAGCTCTGTTCAATCACGACGTAAACCAACCCCTGGCCCGCGTGGGTCACGGTTTGGCCCTCGAGGTTGACGAGCGCGGTCTCAAGTACCGCTTCGAATTAGGCAATCAGAGTTACGCAAAAGATCTCGAAGAAAACATCCGTATGGGTAACGTTGGAACCAGCAGCTTTGGCTTCACAGTCAGAGAGGATAGCTGGGAACGACGCGACGACGGATTGAATCTTCGCACCATCGAAGAAGTCGACCTCCTGTTCGACGTCTCACCTACAACCCAGGGAGCCTACCCAACCACCGAGGTTGGCATGCGCTCTATGGAACTCGCACTCGCCAACGAAGAAGTTCTTCGCATGGAAGAGGAGGAGGTAGAGGACGCTGAAGAAGATTGCGGTTGCGATCAGAAAGCTATCGAACCCGTACAGCGGGCAATGGATAAGGAAGAGGAGGAGGAAGAGGAAGAAGGCGCTGAAGAAAAGGAGGAGGATCGCCGCCCCGGTGTCGACTCCGACTACGATGGCGTAAAGGACGAGGACGAGGAGGAAGAAGAAAAGAAGATGGAAGAGGAGGAAGAAGACGAAGAGGAGGAGGAAAAAGAAGATGAGCAGGAAGAGCGTGTTGACGTTTTGGTCGACACCAGCATCTTGCCGCATCCCTATGCTCTAGATGAAAACCCTGAGCCGGAGGCTCGATCTAATAATAACAATTCCAATAATATGGAGAACAAAGAAAAGAACGCTCCGGCCTACATCCAGGGTCTGGGCGATGTAGCTGAGAAGCTGCAAAAGCGTTACGATTTCGGAAAGGCTATCCGTGAAGCGGCACAAGGTCGCTTGACTGGCCTCGAAGCAGAAATGAACCAGGAAGCTCGCTCTGAGTTTACCTCTTCAAAAGTGAATGTGTCTGGCGGCATCAACGTCCCCGGCTTCTTGACGAACGGCGAGGTCCGTGGCAATGCCATGGGTACAGTGACTAGCGGAACTGACTCTACAGCTTACGGCGGTACCACAGGTGTCCTCGACGCAGGATTGATCGGTGCCTTCGCCGCTGGCGACTTGGCCACCAAGATGGGTGTCCGTAACATTACTAGCGCAACTGGCGACGTGGTGTTCCAGGTTCAAACCACCGCTCCCGCTACCGACACTCCTACCGAGGGCGCTGGAGCAACCTTGGCTAACCCAGCCTTCACAGCTCGCACCTTGGCGCCTAAGCGCTACTCAGCTCACGTACAGGTGACGGAGCAGCTCTTGGCTCAGAGCAGCCAGGACATGGGCGCTTTCGTTGCTGCCGAGATTCGCAAGTCTATCGACGCGAAGTTCAGCGCAGACGTTGCTGCCAAGTTGCTTGAGGCTGGCGACACTCACAACCAAGCTGGTGCGGGATTGGGTATGGCAGCATACGATTCCGATGCCGCTACCATTTACAACGCCATGGACTTGGAGGAGTTCTTGCTCGGTAAGGACGTCGACTTGGCTAACGTGCGTGTTGCAGCTTCTGCCGAAGCTTACCGTAAGGAGCGTAACAACAGCATCGACGCTGGATCTGGCTTGATTCACGCAACCTCTCCAGCAGTGCGTCAAACTGTTTTGGGCTACAACGCAGTTGTGTCTTCAGCAGTGACCCAGGGCCGTTTGTACATGGCAGACGTAACCCAGTTGGTGCAATGCACTTGGGGTGGTGTCAACTTGATCATCGACCCTTACACTGACGCTGATCAGGGCGTGGTCCGGATCATTGCCAACATGTACAAGGACTTCTCTGGTCTGAACTACAACGGCATCATCGGATACGATCCCGAAGCCTAATAACCCTTAACTGAAACTGGGGCCGGGAAATGGCCTGGCCCCATTTTTTCTGCCTATGCATATCAAGGTCACACGGAAATCTACGGAGAAGGCACTGCGCCTCTTCTACGCTCAAGAGCCAACACTGGAAATCCCAGAGGGGGAGACAGAGATCCCTGAAGGGGAATCATTGGCTGAGGTAGAGGAAGCTGCCTATGCCCTCTTGCGCAGTCATGTCCGTGCGATTGACAACAGCGAGGACGACCTCTTGCTCATCTACCTTGAAGCTGCATTGGACTACATGGAGCAACTGACGAACCGCATCCTCGGGGAGAGCGACGTCGTTGTTTACTTTAACAAAGAGGAGCTCAAGCACACACTTCCGATCAGCAAGATCAACGATGTGACTCGCATGTGGAAGCTGGAGTACCGGAGTAAGGACGCCGATGGTCAAGCGTCTTACTTTGAACCGTACAAGCTGTTCGAAGCTGAGTACGACAACGAGATCTTCACCGATGCAATCACCGGCCTAAAGAACAGTCATTTCGAGGTTGACAGCAACGGAGAAGTCACCTCCGTTTCTTTGTCCATCCTCATGGACGTTTCTGAGACATCCCTAGCTACACTAGCCGTTGCGTTTCAGGTGAGGAATAGTGATGGCACCTACAGTTCTTCTGACGTCTTCACGGACAGGACTTACAACCAAGTCGAAATCAGTGCTGGAGGAGGCACTCTAACGGTTACCACCGGAACCGAGGTTATCCCCCAGGGGATGTACCGCATCCAGGCCACCCTCACGGACACGAACCTTAACGAGACCAGCGTCAACTACTTGTACTTCACGGCAAACAACGGCACTGACTTTGACAACGTGATCATCACCGATCGCTACCCTTGCTATGTGGACTTGTCCAACTACGTGAAAGCCATCGGTACTGACGCAAGCGATCACGAAGAGGATTTCGCCCGGATGCACATGATTGCCGGCACCGACCTCATGGCTGTACCCAAGCAGTACAAGCAAGCTGCGCTGCTGCTGATTGGGCACTACTACAACCAGCGCGAGGCAGAGAACCCAGGCGGTATCACAATGGAAATCAAGGAGGGCGTACACCGCCTCCTGCAAAGCGTTCGTCGATTCTAATGAGGGCAGGTCAACTAAACGAGAAGATCGACATCTATCGCCCCACAAGGACGGTGAATCAGTTTGGCGATGTGATCCACAGATACACCCTTTGGAAAGAGGGCATCCGTTGTAAGATCACGGCGCTGGGCACACCATCGGCTGGTGCATCCGAGTTTAACGACGATGACCAGGAGGTGGGTGAGATGAAGTCCGAGTTCGTCACACGCTGGGTTTCCGGCGTACAGTTTGACGACGTCATCGTATGGAACGGTGGCATCTTCAACTTGTACTCTGTACTTCCGATCGGACGTCGCGAAGGCATGAGGCTGCGCGCTCGCCGCCGCGACAACGACAGCCGTCCACTAAACGTGGTGGATAGCGAAGGCAATGAAACAACAATTTCAGACAGCAACCCCGCGACATGAAATCAGGAAACTTTGCAGCCAACCTTCACCTCGTCGGATTCAAGCGAAGCGATCCATTCGCCCGTCGTCTCCGCCGATTGAAGGATTTGAACAAAAGAAAGACCGTCCTTTACCAGGGGATGGCAAACGCAGCAAGACCTATGCGAGACGCAATGGAGGCCGCTGCTCCTGTTAAGACAGGGGTACTGAGCCAGTCCTTCCGCATCCGCAAACTTAAAAAGACTCCACAGTACGTCCTCGGCATTCGTGTCGGAGCCGTCAGTGGACCCCGAGTCGTGAGCCCGGGCATGCTTGACAACGCTAAGATCGACAAGTACGATGAAGGCGATGTCTTTAACATGGCAGGGTGGCGCGATCACTTCGCGGAGCTGGGGACGGTCCGCCATGGCCCGACTCCCCACATCGCTCCGGCAATTCAAAAAAACCTCGGACGCTATCAGAAAGAGGTTCGCAAGGAGATCTACAAAGCCATCGCGAGACTCGATAGCAAGAAGAAGTAAACACAAAAAAAATGGCGCTACTAAACGCAAACTATCTTGGGCTTTATGCCTTCGCCGACTCGGGGCAGACCACTGCGTACCGAGTTACGGCAAACGACACCTTGGCCACAGCGGAGACCAACTTCCTCGCTGCCGCTGCTGACGGTGACTATGGCTTGTTGGTGAAGTCTACTTCAGACGACATTCACGAACGGTCAAACCTTCCCGCAATCATCAAGGAAGACACCGCAGCAATCGCTGACGCAACAGGTGACTTGAAACTATTGGCCGCAGCGACGTCCACCACCTTGGACGTGAACAACACCATTGACGAGATCGTGGCTCGCAGCAGTCAGTGTAATTCAGAGACCTACGTCATCGGAGGAGCTCAGTCATGGTCACTCTCTGCTGACGGATTGGTTCAGGACGTTATTGATTCAACCCAGAGCGGAGCTACCGCTTTGATGGATATTGCTCGTTCAAGCGAGTATGTCCTTGTCCGCTTCGTTGTAGACGTGACGAAGAAAGACACAGAGGGAACACAGGAGAACTACGTCAATTACATTGGTCAGGGCATCATCGAAAACGTCAGCATCACTGGTGGATTCGACGACACAGCAACGTACTCTGTGAGCATTCGCGGATACGGCAAGCTCTACCGTTACAACAACGCAAGCTAAGAAATCATGGCAGTAGTAAACGCAAATTGTCTAGCTATCTACTATGATAGCGTGAACTCTCAGAGTAAGGCCAAGGTGTATGCACCTTATGCCACCGCATCTGATGTTGAAAATGAATTCACAACACTGACGGCTGATCGCATCCTTATTGCTGACGACGACACCACTAGCGGGGAGAACAACATTTTTGTAGAGTATGGCGAGATGTCTAACGGAGGCTTCTCAAGCCGCTTGACTGACCTGGTTTTGGTTGGCGCCGCTACCTCTTCAACGCTGGACTTGACGAATGCTGTCGAGGTCGTCGCTCGCGACGGAGAAGGAGGCACCCTCCAGGAGTCAACACAGGACTGGTCACTCAGCGCTGATGGCTTGATTCAGGTGGACGACGATGCCGGTGTGGACTTGCTCGACCTGGCTCGTAACAAATACTACGTGATCGTCAAGTTCTCAGTCGACAAGAACGGAACGACCACAGACTACTATGGACAAGTGCTGCTCGACTCAGTGAGCTTGTCTGGTGGTGTTGACGAGATTGCCACGTACAGCGTGAGCATGACAGGCGTCGACGCCCTCTTGAAGCAAGCATAATAACCAACATGGGGCGGCGGGAAGGCTCGTCGCCCCTTTTTTAATACCAACCACATGCAAACGATTAAAGGCGAATTCACGTTCACTCTCGGAAAGAAGAAGTACAACGCATCTCTTAGTCTCAACGCATTGCGCATGATGTGCAACGCATTCAAGATCAAGCTGGGTGAATTGGACAAGTGGCTCGAAGAAGACTCACTTACCGCCATCCCAGCTTTCGCATACTACGGAGTGAAGAACGAATCAGCTCGCAAAGGCAAGGACTCTGGTCTGCCTGACTTTGAGCAGTTCTGTGCCTTGGCTCTTGACGACGGCGACACCCTGGCGCAGATGATGACAGCAGTCACTGAAGCTCTGGGCGGACAAGACGACGACAAGGGAAACTCATAAGCCCTCGCGACGGCGGGGGTGCCCAGGGAGAGGGAGAGGAGCTTTCTTGGAAGGTCTTGTTGAAGACCGGACTTATGATGGGGTTGACCCCAGATGAGTTTTGGGCGCTAACTCTTAGGGAGTTCGCCTACCTCCGAGAAGGATTCATGTTGAGGCAGAGCATCATGTGGGATCACACGTCATCTGTGATGGCGCTGCTCGCCAACGTGAACTCTGCAAAGGGCAAAAAATTCGAACCGGATGATTTCCATCCGTATACAACTAAGTCTAATCAAGGAGTGCGCACCAAAGAAGAAGCGCAAGCACTCCTGGAGAAAATGAAAAACTTCAGCTAATGGCAAGCATTGTAGGAGCCAGTCGGTTAGCAGCGATACTTACGCTGGACATCAAACCGTTTGTTCGCAACACGGAGATGGCCATGTCCAAGCTGGAGAAATTTCGGCAAACCACGCAATCCCTCGCCTCGACCCTTGGTCGCGGGCTTGGGGTTGCCATGGGTCTTGTGGCAGCCTCAGCAGTACGTGTAGCTGCTGAGTTCAACAAGGTAGAGAGCCAGCTCCGCGCCGTAGGAACTGGAGACAACATTGACAGCATCGTAGCCAACGCTAAGCAGCTTGGTATTGAGACGATGTTTACGGCAACGGAAGTTCTGCAACTGGGTCTTGAGCTGAAGAAGCTCGGCTTCAACGCGGAAGACACCAACAGCGCCCTTACAACAGCGGTAAAGCTTAGCCAGGTATTTGGCGGATCCCTGAAGCAGGTCGGCACTTCGATCGCGGAGACGCAGCGACAGTTCGGCAACCTCAGCACGTTTGAAGAGATTGGGGACGTCTTCGCTGTAGCTTTCCAGCAATCAGCCCTTGATAGCACAAACCTTGCAAGCGCGCTGAAGAACGTAGGTTCCGTAGCAAACATTGCAGGATACAGCATCGAAGAGACTGTTGCGCTCTTGGGCTTGCTCGCGAACTCTGGTCAGAAGGCTGGTATCGCAGGTACCCGCTTGAAGGGTGTAATCTTGGAGCTTGGGGAAGAATTTAATTTCTCAGGAGACGAGCTCTCAGTGCTTACAGCGGGAACGCTTGACATCGCTGAAATCTTTGAGATTCTTCACAAAAGAGCTGGTGTTGCGGGTGCGGTTATCAGTGAGATGGGCCTCGAGTTCTACAACCTCGTTGTTCAACTTGAAGATGCGAATGGTGCTCTTGACGCCATGAACGATGGGCT